ACCACGTCATGAGGAAGTGTAAAATTTTGTTGACCGTAGTCTGATGTTTGATTGTCCATAAAAAAATAACCGTAAAGTATTTATGCTTTACGGTTAAATATAATATAATAAATTATTTTATAAATAGTATTAGTAAACTAACACACATCTATCCATTTGTAAAGATGCTGTAATTGTTGCTAAAGCATCTGATTTATAATCTAATGCGTTAAAGTTAACGTTTGTTAGGAATGTTCCGTAAAGAATCCATTTTTCAACAACAACTCCAGTTGGGTCTAACATTTCTAAATCAATGTCTTTCTTATATCCCGCAGCGTAACCCATACGACCTGTAACTGATTCTGCGTGTAAACGAACCCACTCCATTAAAGCTTGAGACGCAGATGGTCCGATTGGGTCTCTAAATGTTACGTTCATTGGATTCCATTTGAATCTACCTGCAACGAATGTTGAAGTATTTAAAAATTGAACCTCTACTGGGTTAATAACAATATTTGGTCTTGAAGCTGTTTCCACAAACCACTCGTTAATACCTAAACTTGATGGAAACCTTAAGATGAAACGGTTCTGACGTTTTGGTTCGTAAGGTATCGGCATTTTCATTAATAAATCAGCCATGTTATTTTAATTTTTTTGTTTTCTGTGTTTATATTTAATAAATATAGTAACTCTCAAAAATTTTTCTATTTACTTTAATTTTGAAAGAATTATTAATTACTTATATTCTTGCTTAATTCCTCCTGCAGTAGAATAAGTTTTAACTATATTATCTGGTTTATTTTTAAAATGTTTATTCATTACTTCTACATTTCTTATATCATCATCTGAAAATCCAATACTAGGTTGCTTAGGAATAAAGTTATTAGATACATCATTCTTTAAAAATGCTTTCTTATTTAATACTCCTGCAATTCCTTTTATATAAGAAACAAAATCTTCCATTGCCTCTACTTTAGCTTCTTCAGGATTGACCGCTCCGTCTTCGTCCCCAAAAGAAACAGGATGGTACTTATTCATATCTAAGTATGACTTGATTAATTCATCATCAGTCAAATCATCTTCATCTGTAAACGTTCTGTATTTTTTTAGATTCTTAACTAATTGGTCTTTATCTATTCCATTAAATCCATCTATAATATAATTGTAAACGGCTTGTTTTAATGTGTTAGGATTATGACCTCTCGCAGTAATTATAGAAAAAATTGAACCGTTGTTAATAGCTTCTTTGAAATCATTAAACGCTGGACCTAATTTTGCTCTCATTGCGTCAACTAAAAAGTCTTTGTCACCTTCGGTTTTAAAGTTTTTAAACGCATCGTCAGCAAAATCAACAATTGTTTCACCTTTGTATTCAAATGGTTGTTTACCAATCTTACTTCTATAATCAGCAAAATCATCAGTACTCATCCCAACCTCATCACCATCTTTGGATTTTAAAATAATCTTTGTTGGCATGTGAACAATATTGTCATCCCAATCAAAGGCATAATACTTCATATCTGGAGTACCCTCATTTTTAAATCCTTCTTTAATTTGTTTTTTCATATTGGCTAAAGGGGGTACAAATGTACCCCCTTTGTATTATTTTAGATATTTTCAAACGAAGCTCCTGTTGGAGTGATAAAGAACTCAATGTCAATGAATTCTAATGCTTTCGTTGGTTTCAAGTATATCTTACCTGTTAATGTATTTCTATCTAAGTCTTCAGGTGAAGAAGAAACTGTTACACGGAAATCGTATAAACCTCTGTCTCTTCTAATTGAATCTAAAATAGGATTAACACTATCTAAGAATTGTTGTCTAACGATTTGGTCGTTTTGTTCAAACAATAATCTAACCGCTACAGCTGAAATTAACTTACGAGCTTGTAATAACAATCTTCTAACATTTAATCTGTTAAGTGCTGTGTCAGCAACTTGTAAAGTTTTGTTACCCCAAATTACAGTTCCTACATCAGAGAAAGTAGCGATTGGGTTAATTCTACCTTGATACAATGTATCTCTATCTTGTTGAGTTAATTTTTGTCTAGCTTTGATTGAGTTTACAAGACCTCTTGTGTAACCCGCAGATGCGAACCAAGGGAATGCAATGTTATCAGTCAATGCTAAGTTTCTACAAACTTCACCTGTTGGTGGTAAATAGATTTGTGTATTGTTAACTGTATCTCTTACTAATATCCAAGGATAATAAGTTGCGGTATAGTTAGAGTCAATACCTGTGTTATTTAAGTTATCAACAGCCTCTTGTGAGTAGATGATATCTAAAGAACTCGTTGAATCTGGTGTATACATACTGTAATCAGGAGTTGTTGCAATGTAAACTGAATCAGCTCTTGAGTATTGAATCATGTCTATCGCTTCTTCTACTAAGTTTGAGTTGTTAACATAATCAATACTTGAAGTTGCAAACACGTTAATGTTTGTTGCCTCAGGATTTCCAAATGATAAGATACCTAATAAGTAAGCGTAATAGTCAGTGTTTGCAAAATCTTGAGTATTATTTTGAACAATAATTCTCTTAAACATACCATCACCTGTTGCAGTTGGATATCTTGATGAAGGATACGCTCCTGCTAAGTAACCTGATGCACCTAATTGGAATCTATCTTGGTTAGTTCTCCATTCTCTGTAGATATCCCATCCGTCAAATCCACCCGCAAAACATACTGTATACTTTCTAGCGTAGATGAAATAATATGGATTTTCTTGAGTTGCAGGGTCTGTTCTGAAATCAGCTGAGCCACATTCAAATGCTGTTTGACCACTTGTTATTGATGTGTTAGCAATTGTAACAACAGTTGCACCTGAGTCCATATGGAAACCCTTACTTAAGTAGTTCCATTTAACCGAATCAGTTGCAGTTTCCCAACCAACTACAGGATTTTGTTTTCCTTTGTATGTTAAGAATGACTCATCAATACCAAATTGAGTAGAGAATCCTAAATAACTTCTTCTAACAATATCACCCGCTGATTCAACCGCGTTTGAAGTGCCTGCAGCAGTTCCAAATGGAGGATTATAAATAACCTCACCTGGGTAGTAGTACTTAGTTTTAAATTTAGGATATGGTGAAGGGTTAGTTGACGATTCATATTCTCTTTGAGTGTAACCATAGAATCCACAAGGGATTGCATCAATCGGAGCTTCATCCGCCAATTCTATCATTATGTATTTTGATATTAAAGCAAACTCACCATTAGACGAACCAATTTTCTTAGCAACAAAGTTGTTAGAAGCTGGGTCCATATTACAATTTGTGAATTTCTCAATTACAACTGGATTAGCATCTGTATCATAAAAATTTCTAACTAAAACGTCAAACGACATATTGTTGAATGATAAGTTAGCTATAGAAACTTTGATTTCAACGTTAGCAGAATCTCCATCAGAGATTGATATAAACTTGAATAAGTTATAAACTTTATTACCTCTCAATTCAGAAACTAAATAAGGTGTTTCAGGTGATTGATACTTTTCTAAATTCCAAGCAATTGAACTAGGGTCTTGACTTCTAGCTTCAGGTAATGCAATTAATTCAGAACTTAAACCACGAATATAACCTTGATTATAAGCATAGTTAAGACTACCTTGATATGCCTCCTCAACAAACACAGGAACCTCAAATCTTGATTTTCCAAAGTTATCAACACCAAGAACCTTAGTAAGATATTTTGATGAAGACGCTAATAATGAAGTCTCAAAAGAAAATGTAGTTCTTTCTCCTGAATTAGCATCACCCTTAGTTATACCTGATAATAAGAACGTTGCGTAAGGTGATTGTGTAATACCTGAATATTGACCTGTACTTACAATTTGTAAATCAGTAAGACCACTTACTTGATAAATTGGTCCGTGATTTTCACTATCCGTGCTGTTATCGTATAAAGAGATACCTCTTGAACGTAAAGTTGCAACAACCATATTATTAAACTCAGAGTATGCGGTTCCTGTATATGAGTAAATGTTACCTGATATAGTACCACTATATGTTGTTGATGTACCTGTTACAGTATTAAATTTATAATAGAATGAATAACCTGTGTAAGCATTTGCACTCTGAATGTCAAAATTTGCGTAATACCATGAATCATTGTTACCCGCACTTAAATCATTATATGCTAAGTTTGGAGAATCACATCCGTAAGCGTTAGTAATACCTGTATATGTTGACCCCGTTAAAGAATTGTAATCTGTTTGACTAATTGAGCCGTATACTACCGCGGTTGAACCCGTTCCTCCATTCACATAAATGTCACTCAAATACGTGTTAAAATCTGTTTGTAATGTTGATGTACTTCCATCCGCTAATCTATATTGTACATTCAAATTTGATTGTACTTGAGCAGGAAGTGAAGTTAAAAATGTAACAGTTCCTCCTGTTGTTCCAGAAAAGTTGGCGGTCCAAGGAGTACCACTACTACTTAACCCAATAGTTGTAGGGTCAGCATTAGCAATTAATTTAAGACTCCAAGAAGGACCTGCGTCATAACCTGAAAGTCCCAAGACTCTTGTTACAAATAATTGGTTTGATTGTTGTAAGTAAGATTTAGCGATGTAAGCCGCTTCATACTTTGGAATTTGTGTGTTATAAAACTTAACAGGTTCTGTCCCACCGAAGTAAGCTTGGAACTCATCGTAGTTTGTAATGAACACAGGTTCAAATGCAGGACCCTTAATTGTTTCCCCTACAAGACCTAATGTCGTAACACCTACGCTCTGAGCCACGAACGATAAGTCTGTCTCAGATGTGTAGACACCTGGTGATACGTATACTTTTTGATTTGCTTGTGCTGTTGCCATTATTTAATTTTATTCTAATGCAGATTTATTTTATAGATAAATATTCATTATAAGATGAAAAAACTTTACTTTTGAATATCTATTTATAAACGGTAGGAATAAATTCTGCCTTTTTTCTGCCCATGAAAATAAAGAAGGAAATAAAGAATATTAAAATATCCCCTGAATCACACGAGATACT